GCAGTAATGCGCGTAGTAGCTCGTCGTCCAGGCGTAGGGCGCCGGGTACCCGTTGTTGTACGTGGCATCCCCGCAGTCACCGGACACGGTCTGCGGCGGGATGGTGCCGGTGTAGCCAATGGTCACCACGCTCGGGTCGCCGGCCACGCCGCAGCAATTGCAGAACAGGAGGCTTGGGCAGGCCGGTGCATCCCGACGACCCACGGCAATGTCGCCCGTCGGCGTGTTCTGCGGGATCGGTCCCGTGCAGCCCAGGGCAAAGTAGACGGTGCGGGTGAAGGTGATGGTTCCCGGCGTCCAGGTGTACGTGCACACGTCGCCGTAGCAATCGCAGCTTGGAAACGGCGGCGGCGCCGTCGAGACGACGAATTGCTGCGGACCCACCGGGCCCGGGTTCGACGTGTACGTGTTGACCACCCCGAACGATTGCGACGATTCGCAGGGCTCCGGGAACCCGCGGTCGCAGGTGATGACCGTGCACTCCAGCTTGCAGTCCTGGTAGTGCGTGGCCGTCACGCTGAACGAGAAGCAGCAGCCCTCTCCGGTCGGCGGCGTGCAGCAGCACCGTCGAAGGGTCACTTCGAGCTCTGCTTCCGGCACCACCAGAAGCCGAGCCCGGCGCCGGTTGCGAGGAGCGCGGCGATCAGAACGATGGTCGAGGCAAAGTTACTTTCGGCGAGCATTGGAAGCCTTCTTCGGGTGCTTGGTGCGGAAGGTCGCGCCGAGGCTGCAACCAGCCCCGAACGCGGCCACGACGTTCACGATCATCACGATGATCAGGATCTGCTCTTGGGTCATGGTGTTCGCCTATTTCTTTATTCGATACACCACCGCGGCGATACAGCCGGCCACGACGGCCACGGACAGGAACTTCACGGCGCCCCAGACGGGCGACTCCTCATCGGACACGTATGCGATGGAGGAATGCACCTCGGCCGCGCTCTGCTCAATCTCGTCCAGCTCGCCCTGGGCGGCGTTCAGGTGCGCCCGGGCGCGCACGGCAGCGCCGCGCACGTCGTTCGCCTCATGCGCGATGGTCGCGGTCGCCGACGTGCAGCCGGCGAGGAGGATGGCGGCGGCGGCGCGCTTCATCCGTCAAACCACACTCTGTAGGGCGTGACGGGCAGCGGCGTGAACGTCGGCAGCTCGTCGGCGTCATAGGCCACGCCGGCGGCGATCCGCACGTTCATGTGGTAGCGCGAGTCACCCGGCTTGATGACCACGCCGTTTTCGTCAACCAGCGCAAAGATCGGCCCGATGTGGTCAATGGCAACGCCGCTGACGGCAACCACGGTGACCTCGCCGTCCGGGTCGGTGTACTCCTGCGCCAGCCCTGCGGCGATCAGGGCATCGTCCATGTCGGACTCTGTGGTGGTTCGGAGGAGGTAGTCCATGTGATTACAGGGTGGTCAGGGCGTTGATAAATGACTGTGACTGCGAAATAGGCCAGTACTTGATCGCTCGAAGCCATCCGTATATCTGCGTCGCGCCGGGAGCAAACATCCTCATTCGATCAATGCTGCTCGGAGGTGCGCCGTTGTCGCCTGCAGTGGCACTAAAAGTCGCACCGTTCTGCGAAAATCTGTAATCAGCAGTTCCATACGCGAACGCAGACTTAGCCCGTGCCGTTGCTGTCGGAGTGAACTGCCTTGCGGTTGTTCCGCCCCGAGTCGCAATCGCAATGCCCCGTCGAATCGAAAGCCTGTTCGTTTCGCTTCCGCCCGAGTTGTCCGCAAGCTGAATCCCAGATTGGTTCCCAGACAGCGCGGTGTATTCGACATCCGTGTAAAAGGTTCCCTGTGCAGCCGTGTACCACGATCCTATTGCGAAGTTCGCTGCATCCATGAGGCATTCATCAGCACTCCTGGTCGCCGTGCTTGCGCCCGTGCTGATGTAGGAACTGGCTCCGGCGCCTGCCTCCAGCTGCACCTTGCCAATTTCGTAAACGTTGTTATTCGCAAATCGGAATCCCACGCGCTGCGCTGCCGTGGTTGCTGCGATCACGAACCGCTTCCAGGAGCTGGTCGTGGTGACTGCCACCCACGTGCTGCCGTTGTTAAGCGTGTACTCAAGGTTGGTGCTGCCGCTGCTTTGCTTCGCCCAGAAGCTGAACGTGCGCTGCGCGCTCGTACTCATTGCCGCGGTCGCAATGCAGGTGCCGTTGCTCCCAATGGCAGTAAACTGCGTTGCGCTGTTTGCCACGCCGTCCGGGCCGGTAGTTCCATTGGTCGTTCCCGTGACCGTGTACGTGGTGACCCAGTACTGCTCGCTGCTCACCTGCGCGTCATCAAGGCGCTCGGTGTGCGCGAGCAGGTTGGTAGCGGCAGCTTCGATGAGCAGTCCCAGCGGGTTGCCGCTGGTGTCGTACTCAAAGCGCGCCACGTTCGTGCTTGCCGTCTTGACCAGCCCGTCCGCGCCGAGGTAGGTGCCGCTGCTGGCCCGCGTAAGCGTAATCCGCGAATCAAGGACGCCCGTGGTGAAGTCCAGCGACAGCGTGGAACCGTCGCCGAGGCTGGCGCGCCGAAGCATTGAGCCCATCATGGGATCACCTCCGCCGTCGTGCGGCACTGGATGGTCGCTATATGCAGGTTCTCTGCGCTGCCCGTCGGGTCGGCGTAGAGCACCACGGTGCCCCATGAGTTGGTCGGCAGCGTGGCTGTCTGGGCCGCCGTGAACACGGACTCGGCCGTGCCGCCGCCGGCGCTCACGACGGTCGAGGTCGCGGTGATGGTGACTGCGCCGACGGTCATCTTTGCAACCGGAGAGTACGGGCCGCCGCTTGCGCTTGTCCAGTGGAAGTTGTTTCCGCCCTCGACATGGACATGGAAGTCGATCTCGAACTTCTCGCCGGGCACCACGACCTGCGGGAGGATCGTGGTTGCCAGCGCTAGGTTGAACGTGCTCATTCACCACCTCCGAATTCGAATGAATCCTCGCACCGCACCGGGTTGGGACGGTCGAAGTACGGGAACTCCCTGCCTGCCTTGTCCAGGACGACGCGCAGCTGCACCACGGCGTACAGCGGCGACCCGGGCCAGCTGCCCGTCCCGGCGTTGTACCGGCTGCCCACCGGGCCGACGCTCGCCGGCGGGACGCTGATGTCCATGTTGTCGACCAGTGTCGCGGTGTTGAACCACTCCCGGAGGTTGTAGGCCACCTGGTTGCTGAATGCCGTGTGCGACGGGAGGACCGTGATGATGTCGGCGATGCCGTTCTGGTTGGTCGGGTAGAACGGCACGAACTCGTACTTCCAGCGATTGTTGGCGCCGGTGATCAGGGTGGCCGTCTGCAGCTGCACCAGCCCGAGGTCCCGGATGGCGCCTGCGGCCATTTCCCGGCGCGCCCAGGCAAAGGTTTCCGCGTTGTCCTCCGCCAGCGCCGCGCCGCGCGTCCAGAGGTTGCATACCGTGCGGTTTGCCGAACCGAACAGCCCGCTGTCGAAGATTGGGCGGTTCCATGTCATACGGAAGCCGGCACGGGGCTGGTGATCTCGGACAGGTTTGCCGCGGAGAGCAGCGTCGAATGGTCGCTCTTGGTCGGGTACTTCTGGAAGAAGCCGATGGAGCTCGCCTGGAACACCGACACGCCGGCGATGGTCGTCGCGGTCTCGCACCTGGGCGCGCCCGTCGGGATGGGCATGGGGATCTGCTCGAGGTGGAAGAGCTGGTCCCAGAGCCAAGTGTGCTGGATGCGATACCACTCGTAGCTGGGGGAGATGCTGAATCCGCGGTACACCAGCGTCCCCACGTCGCAGCCGAGGAAGCTGTTGGTGTTCCGCGTCCCGATCTTGCCCGAGTAGAGGCTGGTCGGCGGCTCGCCTGCGGCGTTGTAGGCGTTCTGGCCGGTGCGATCCCAGAGCACCTCCAGCTGGATGGTCATCTGCGGGATCTCGTAGGTGACCGGGTTCCCGGTGGTGTCGACCTTGGTCCCGCCGATGTCGACCACGCCAGCCGGCCAGGTCACGTCGCCGTTGGACGGGACCGTCGGCGACAGCCGCCAATAGGCTGCCTGCCGGGTGCCTGCCTGCCGCGTCATCGAGACGTAGCCCTCCGTCATCGGGTAGAACGACCCGTAGCGGGCCCGCACCTCCCACGTGTATGCCTGCTCGCGCAGGGCGACGTGGTCAATGCTCCGCAGGACGAACGTTTTGAGAAACGCCGTTGTCCGCAGCCCGGACGGAAGCCGCTGCCGCATGGTCGCGACGGCGCTCAACAGCCCGCCCTCTCCCGGGTACGGGTCGGAACCGCTGGACGGAACCCACTGCACGACGTAGGTGAGCTCGTAGGAGTGCTCCTGCCCTGGCGTTGCCAGGGTGATGCTCCGGCTGTCTGCGCGGTCGTTGGAGATGATGTTCCACGTGCCCATCAGTTAGGACTCCGCAGGTTCTTTCCCACCTCGATGCCCGTCCGCGTTGCCAGCCTGCTGATGGCCTGGATCGGGAACAGGTAGTCCATGAATCCGCCGCCGCCCTGGATGGCCTGCGTGGTCGCGGCGCCGATTGCACCGGTGCCGATGTCAAGCGCGGTGTTCTGCATGGCCGAAACCGCCCCGCGCGCCTGGATGTCGCGCACGATGCCCGGGCCGATGATGTCCCGCATCGACTCGACGCGCCCTGCCTCGGAGAGCGCCTTGGCGCCCTGCTGCCGGAACGCCTCGGCGACCGCCGGCCCGAGCGCCGACGCAATGCGCTTGTCCGCCTGGATCTTGGCGATCTCGGCCTGCACCTTGGCGTTGTAGGCGTTCAGGTCAAACTTCGCCGTGGTCTCCATCAGGTCATCGACGCGGTTGTTGATGGCCTGCATTGCGCGCTGCCCGATGGCGAACGCGGCCTGCATCATGTTGAACGCGGCCGAGACGCCCGTCGCCATCGAGGTCATCGACGCGCTCCGGTTGAGCCTGTCGAGCTGCGAATTGACCTGGTTGACGCCCTTGACCACGCCGGACGGGTCGACTTCGGCGCGGATGACGGCCTTCATCTCACGTGCCACGGCCCACCTCCCGCAGCATCTGGTCGATGCCGCCGCGCACCCAGGGGAACAGCTCGGCTGGGCGCTTTCCGGTCATGGCGCAGGCAATCACGCCCAGCAGGAACTCGCACCGCTCGCCGGTGGTCATCTCGGTCTTTGCGATGCCGCCTGCCATCCTCATGCGCTGCTCCGGGCTTCCGATCCGCCAGAGCCGCCGCTCGGCGGCTCCGTAGGGCGTGTGCGGGTGGCCTCCTCGAGCAGCCGGCCGGCCAGCTCGCCGCGGATCCTGCCGGCGTCCTTCGGGTCGGCCAGGAACGGCGACCCGTCGGGGCAGGCGATCAGCTGGACCCACCAGTGCGGATCGTGCTGCGCCCGCTGGTAGTCGGCGAGCGTTGCCTCGCGAAACACCAGCTGGCCGATGCCCTCAATGGACACCATCCGCTCCTGGGCGACCAGCTTGGACAGGTCGACCGGCATCAGGACTCCTCGAGGGTAATCGACCAGATCCCGGGCCCGGTGCCGTCGTCGGTCCGGGTGGCGCTGGTGATGAACCCGACCACCGTGTAGGTGATGCTTGCGTTGGCAAACGCCAGCGTGGCGGTGCGGTTCAGGGCGTTCGCCAGGCTGGTGGGGACCACGTGCGCGCGCACGGCGTTGTCGCTCGAGCCGTCCTGGGCGATCATGTCGAACGACGCCGTCCGGCGGTACCGGCCCGGGGACCGCTTCTCCTGGTAGTCGGAGAGCTGCGTGATGTCCAATGCCTGGCGTTCGTGGTTGATCGAGATGTTCCGAACCGGGAACGTCACGGCACCGCCGCCGTCGATGTTCAGGGTGACCGTCCCGCCGTAGCCCATGATGAATGCCATGTCAGTTCTCCGTTGCCTGAAGGGTGATCGTTCCGCTCACGACCCGCTCGGCGTCGTGCTGGCCGTCGTCGGGCACCTCGGCCCGTGTCGTGAACTCTCCGAATTCGGTGCACGTGATCTTGATCGTCTCGGTGCCGACGGTCTCGGTATATGGGCCTGCGTCGGCAAACTCGGCTTGCAGCTCCTCGACCAGGTCGAACGCGGAATCGAGTCCATCGGCAATGCACGAAACCTCGACAAACACCTCGTAATGCCGCTTGCCGCCGCCGAATGCGCCGCCGTTGGGCATCGGGATGGTGTTGCGCACCGAAAGGTCGAACACGATGCACGGCGTCGGCTGGCCCGCCACCCGCATGCTTGCGTAGGCGCTCGTCCCGGACGCCGTCGCGGCGCCCTCGAGCTTCTGGATGACTGCCTTGACCACGCCTCGGAAGCTCATCGCAGCGACTCCTTTGCTTCCTTGAGGATTCTGGCGGAGATGTCCTCCATGATGCGCTTCATGTTGCGCAGGACGTAGGAGGAGCTGATCTTCCTGCCAGAGATCATGCTTGCAGACGACATGGCGGCCCGGACGCGCTCACGGCGCTTGTCCTGGTAGCTGGCAAGCTCGGCCCATTGGGCGCGCGCCTGCGAATACATGGCCTTCATGGCGTTCCGGCGCTCGGTCTTGGCCTGGAAGGAATTGCCGCGCACGCGCTCGAAAATGGACTTCCGCTGCCCTTGCACCCACGCCATCCGCTCGTCACGGGACCGGCGCAGCTCCATCGACACGTTGGAGTAGGCGTTGGACGACCCGCTGCCGGCATGCCGAAACCCATGCTCGAGCAGGTGCCAGACGCGCTGGCGTCCCTTGGCGGACTTGCCGCCCGCGCCGCCGTACTTAACGCCCACCTGAGCGATGATGTTGCCGTTCTTGCCGCGGCGCACGTCGTAGTGGGTGGCCGAGGCGATTGCCTTGCGGTGCGGGGACTTCCCGCGGAAGATCGCCGACTTCCAGAGCTTTCGGAGGTCGTCGCGCACCGGTGCCAGGGCGTTGCGGATCGCCTTCTTCCGCACCCTTTCGTTGATTTGGCGGGGAAGCTGGCCGAGCACCTGCCGGGCCGTGGACGAATCGACCGTGAACTTCACCACCGTCACGGGAGCACCTCCGTGGCCTCGATCTCGAGCCGCCGACGCCGGCTGTCGCGGTCCCAGCAGGCGCGGAGGTTGAACGTCCTGGTTGTGGTGCCGTCGTCCCAGAGCAGTCGGCTGCGCGTGGACACGTCGGGGTGCCAATTTGCGATGATCCGCCAATCGGTGCGGATGGCCGGGCCGAGGTCGTCGACCACGTCGCCGGTGCGCATTTGCTCGGCATGGCACCGCAGGGTTCCGACGTTCACCCATGCCTCGGCGCCCTGCCCATAGGCATCGACCGTGCGAACCGGGTTTTGCACGGTCATGCTGTGGCGGAGCATCCCGGACGGCACGTGCGCCATCAGCCGATCCCCTTGCCCATCATGGCCGAGATGCGGTCCCAATAGTCGCTCGAGAGCGCCACCGTGTCGTCGCCGCGCTGCTGCACCAGCTGGGTGACGCGCTGGAGGAGCGCCATCTCGAGCAGCGGGTTTAGCGTGTTGCTTCCGCAGCTGACGGTCAGCTGCAGCGGATAGGTCAGCGTGATCGCCGTGCCGCCCGAGTTCTTGTTCAGGCCGACATAGTGGATGCCGTTGATCAAGGTGAGGGACAGGGTCTGCGTGACGCTGGCGGAATCCACCACCGTCACGGCGGTCGCCGGCTGCCGCTCGAGGCGCACAAGCCCCTCGTCGTTGGCGGGCGCGTCCTCGACGTACTGCGTCCTGGTGACCGGATCGACCACCCAGCCGGTGCGCTCCTCGAGCTCGCGCACGGCCGACGCCCAGGCGATGCCGATCGCCGGGTCGTCCTCGGTGTGGGTGATCCGGGCCCAGCTCCGGAACTTGGCGATGTCCAGCGCCATCGGCCCTCCTTCCGCCAGGGGTGAGCCGAAGCCCACCCCTGGCGGCAGCTAGAAAGGATCAGGCGTTGGTGACCTGGAGCTGGACCATCGCCTTGCCGCGGGTGAAGGCGGCGTTGCCCCAGCCGAACCCGCGGAACACGATGCGGGCGCTGTTCGCGGAGGTCAGATCGTCTCGGCGCATGGACATGCCGCCCCACTCGCGGATGGCGTAGGCCTCCGAGAAGTTGCCGAGCAGCGCCAGGACGTTCTTGCCGGTGGTCCCGGTGGACACGTGCGTCGGCAGGAAGTCCGTCACGTAAACCGGCAGGCCGAGCAGGAAGCCGCTGGCCGCCTGCTGCAGGCCGGCGTCCGAGCTGGGAACGAAGATCGGCACGTTGCTGCCGCTCGCGGCGCGGAGGTCTGCGACGGCCGCATAGGTGTCCTTGGGCAGGATCCACGACGCCGAGCCCCAATACGACGTGGGCAGCTGCGTGTAGCGCATGTTCATCAGCTTGGCGACGGTCGCAGCCGCGGTCACGGCGGCCGCGCGGTCGGTGCCCGCGCTCGTCGCAGTCGTGATCTGCGTGGCCGACGCCTGGACGGTGAACAGCGCGTTGCTCGGGCCGTTGGTGACGCCCGCGATGTAGCCGGCCTCCGTCATGCGCTGGAACTGGCGCATGAGGTTGTCCACGACCTCGGCCTCCACGTCGAAGTTCGCGCTGTAGATCAGCTGCTCGGAGACCTGCGTCTTGGGCAGAATCGGCAGCGGCTTCAGCGAGACCTCGGCAAACGCCGGGTCGATGTCCGTTGCCGCGGTGGTCGCGGTGTCCTGCGGCGACCAGGCGTTCGTGTAGCTCGACGGCTCGAGGGTGTTGTAGCGCAGCGTCGCGTCGCCGCGGGCCACCGTGCGGTAGTCGCAGACGTTGCGGGCGATGCTGTTCACCTGGAGGTACTTGTAGATGGTCTCTTCGACCTGCTTCGGGATGAGGATGCTCGAGCTCGCGGTGCTGATGAGCTCGCGGAACTCGGCAACCTTGCCGCCCTTCAGCCAGCCGAAGAACGCGTCGCGGTACTCGGGGCGGCTGCGGGCCTCGTCCTCGCGCTCGCGCACCTCGGCCTTTGCCTTGGTGGCAATGGCGTGGCCGGCGAACCGCTCGCGCAGCTCGGCCGCGGAGCGCTTCTGGTTCAGATCCTTCAGCTCGTCCATGAGCTCGGTGGCGCGGGCCTCCTGCTCGACGCTGATCTGGTCGTTGGCAAGGATGCCCTCGACCTCGGTCTCGATGGCCTTGCGGCGCTCAATGATCTCTGCCTGCTTCATCGAAGTGTCCTCATCCGCAGACGCAGCCTGACGAGTGCCGGGCTGTAGGTGCGTGCTTCGGCGTGCGTCTGCGGATACGCGCCGTTTTCAACGATGGAGACCTCTCGGAGGTCAACGTCCAGGAGCGTGCGCTCGGAGCCCTTCCAGGCATCCTGCCGCACGTGGAATCCGAAGCTCATCTCGGTGAGCACCCCCGCCTCGACCAGCGCGCGCACGTCGCGGGCGCGCTGGGTGTCGGGGAGATCGACCTCGAAGGCGAGCCCGCGCTCGTCGGAGCTGAGCTTGAGCAGGCCGCTCTTCGTGTTCGCAAGCAGCTCGCGGCGGTCGTGGCCGACGAGTAGCTGCACGTTCGAGCCCAGGCTGCGCTCGAAGGCGCTCGGCGCGACGCGCTCGGTGAACGGCTTGCCCTTGTTGATGCCGGGGAACGCGAGCAGGTGGCTCGGCGCGTCGTAGACGGCCGCGTAGCCGCCGAGCTTGGCGCCGTTGCGCTCGAAGGCGGTCGTGCGGGTCTCAAGCATTCTGGTCTCCCTCCGCGTCGGGGTTGCCCACCTCTGCCGCCGAGCCGCCGGGCATCGAGACCGTCGGCGTGTCCAGCCCGGCGACAGGCGGGAGGCCCAGCATGTGCCGTGCGTCGTTTGGGCTCATCACGCCGGCCAGGACGAGCTTCGAGTAGCTCATGCCCTGGTCGCGGAGGCTGCCGCGGGTAATGGGGCTGATGTCGAACTTGACCCGCTCGCCCGGACGGCAGAGCTTCCGCGTGAGCTCCGACTCCCACGCGGAAGCCCAGAGGGCGATGGCGCCGTCGGAATAGGCGCGGGCGGTTTCAGCCTGCGACGCTAGCGCACCACCGCCCTGCTGGAAGAGCATTTCGGGAGGGACGCCGTAGGCGCGGGCGATCTCCTGCACCGAGAACCGGCGCGACTCGAGCACCGAGCTCGAGGTCTCCTGCGAGATCCGCTCGGCCTTCATCCCTTCGCGCAGGATCAGCGGCCGGCTGGCGCCGTCGGCGGTCGCATGCATGGTGCTCCATGCGTTTCGGATCGCCTCCACGGTCTGGTCGCTCATGGCGCCAGGATGCATGATGGCGACCTTGCCCATGCTGCCCGTCTTGACCAAGGCGGCGTGGGCCGCGTCCTGGTCGGCGGTCAGCTCGAACGCGGGCTTAGCGGCGTCGATGGGGCTGCGGAACCAGCACGGCTGGCGGGGATCCGGGTAGCAGCCGAGGTGCAGCAGCTGGTCCGCCTGGAGCGTCGTGTCGTTGAGCCGGTACGTCATCCCCTCCTCGGTCAGCTCGCCGAGAAAGGCGTCGGCCGGCACCGGCTGAAGCTCGGCCACGCTGCCGTCGGAGGCACGCCGGATCAGGGCGAAACCGTTGCCGCGGGTCAGCGCGACGGTGGTCGTGAACCGCCGCAGCTCAAACCCGCTCTGCCACCGGCTGGCGTCCTGGTTCATGAGCGCCGCCACCGGGTGGTCGGCGATTTCCTGCCCCTCGGAATCGAACACCTTGACGGGCAGGCGGGCAATGTCGCCGGCGATCAGGTTGGTGGCGCGCACGACCGCGGGGATCGACTCGAGCGATGCCCGCACCAGCGGGTCAGGCGAGCTGAACCACGTAATGCCGAACTTCAGGCGGAAGATGCGGTCGAACAGTCCCACGCGAGGATGGAACAGATCCGCCCCGTTCTGTCAACCGGATTTGCCGAATTCGATCAACCAATCGGACAGGCGCTCGAGGCGAGCCCGGTGACCTCGCGCACCTGGTGGTGCTCCATGAGCAGCGCCGCCATGTTCCCGGCGATGACGGCGTCGGTGTTGCCGGCGCTTCTGCCCTTCACTGGCCGGATGTTGCCGACGTTGTCCTTGATCAACCGGACCGCGTTCAGGGCGGCCACCAGCACCGGATCCGGGTCGTAGAACAATTGCTTCGCCTTGAGCAGGTCGCCCCAGAGCTTCCATGCCGGTGCCATAGTGCGGATCGATTGGTCGATCGGAACCATCGGCCAGCCCTTGTCGGCCCACCGTTTGATGTCCCGGGCCTGCGCAGGGTGCGGGTCGACGCCGATCTTGCGCACGTCGTAGCGCATCATCAAGTCCTCGAGCGTGGCCTCGATCACCGACATGTCGTGCCATTCGCCCGGCATGCGCCGCAGGAAGCCCTTTTCGAACCACTGGCCCAGCGGATTCCGGCTCTTCTTGGCGTCCAATTCAGGGTCCAGCCCTGCCCACCAGCTGATGTTCCGGGCCCGGATCACCGGGCCATCGACCGCCATGATGCACAACGTGGTGAGGTCGAGCTGCGGGCCGTGGCCGCCGCGGGCCAGATCGATGGCAATCACGACGGGCGCGCCGGCCAGCCGGGACCAATCACAGGGCTGCATTTGCCGCTCGAGCACCGACAGGTCGATGTCGGTCGTGGCGATTTCGTGATACCGGCAGGCCAGTTGCGTCTCGAACTCGGCGATCTGGGCCGGGTCGCCGCTTTGGAGCATGGTCCTGGCGGCCAGCTCGAGCTGCGCCGGGTCAATGATCGCTCCGAGGGCCGGGTGCGCCTTGGCCCACGTCTCCGGGTCCGCCGCCTGGTCGTCGGCCTCGAGCCCGTAGAGCATGGGCCACCAGCCCGCCGGGTAGGGTTCGCCCGAGGCTATGGCGCGCTCGAGCTGGTCCCAATAGCCCCAGATCGGCCGGGTCTTTTGCTCCGGGTCCGGCGTGGTAATAGCAAGCAGCTGCGAGGTCGGGAACTTCGCCAGCCCGGTCAGCAGGCGGCCGAACGCCCGCTCCATGCGGCTCACCTCGTCGGCGATGACCAACCGGGTGGTCAACCCGTCCAGCGCCTTGTCGGTGCACGGCAGGCTGATGTACCGGTTGCCGCCGTGCTTCACCCGGCCAGGATGCGCCGGCGTCGAGCCGCCCGTCGCCTTCCAGCCGTCCTCGTCCTTGTCGGCCACGTCGCCGGCCAGCGTCGAGCACATGGTCTGCATGCGCTCGAACGTCTTTTGCGCCAGGCGGCCGTCCGGGGCGACCGACGCGAACTCAAGGCGCTGGCGCGGATCGCGCATGGCCGCCATCAGCAGGCTGGCCGCAAACTCGGTCTTGCCGTTGCCGCGGGCCACCGCCAGGAGCAGCGCCTTCGTTGCCGGCGTGTCGGTCTTGCGGCCGTCGACCACCCGCCGGCGGGCCAGCAGGATCATGGCGACCAGGCACTGCCAGGGCATCCAGACCAGCGGGGTGCCGGCACCGGCCTCGGCGCCCTGGCCGCATTTCAGGGCGAAGTCGCGCGCCTCATCGGCCCGCAGCTCGTCCCACCAGACCTGGTGCGCGTCGGGCTCGGACCGCTCGAGCAGGTAGCGCCGGCAGGAATCGCGCACCCGCGCATTGGCGATTGTGCTGCCATCCACGACCGATCGTGCATATGCATCGGCCTGCTCGGCGCACAACGGAAGTTTGCGCGTCTTGCGTCCTTTGCGGGTCGTGGAAACATTCGCTTTCATTATTGGGCACTATCAACCGCAACAAACGCAAGTCTCGCAAATACGAGGGTTACGCGTTCGTCTGTTTCGATGGCCCCCACATCGCGGTGCCCCAACGCAAATAAGGGGCTCGGTGGTCATGGGGGGGACCCAAAGTTTGCATTCTCACGAATAGCGCGCGTCACTGGAAGATTTCGCCGCATGGCATGACTTGCACAAACTTTGAAGGTTGGTCCATTCGTTGGTTCCGCCCTTGTGCAGCGGGACAATGTGATCGGTCTGCAAGCCGACGATCGTGCCGCATGCAGCACACTGCGGGTGCACTGCTTTGTGCGCCTTGGCAATGCGCGTCCAGGTTCCGCCCCTGCTGCGCAGGGTGTTGTTCAGGATTCGCCCGTCGCCGAGCAATCCACGCCAGTGCATCCTGCGCATCCTTGCCTCCATGCCTTCTGCAGGCGGTCGTCGTCCTCAAATCGCCAGGCGAGGATCCACGTCCCATGGTTCTGCCTGCAGAGAAGAACCGGGATCTTGCCCTCGCAATCACGCACGGCCTGCTGCATCCAGCGTTCCAAGCCTCGAGCTTGCGGCGCAACGTCACCGGTATCGACCTGGTCCATGAGCTTGAGCAGGTGCCGAGCCTCGCAGTAATACAACGATCCAGCGATATTGAGCACCGACGCAGCTGCACGCTTTTGTATCCGCGTCAGGCCTGCCTTGTACCATTTGCATTCGAGGTGCACGGAGAAGTGCGCGCACTCGATGTCTGCCTTGCCCTTGCCGCAGTGCTGGGCAGTGCGGGACCAATGGCGTCCGGTCAGCGCGGACATGAGCAGCGCGGCCTCGCGCTCGCCCTTCTTGCCCTTTTCTCGAGAGTCGATCATGTTTCCTCCCAGCTGTTGTTGGCGCGGTTGAGCCGCACCGGCGGGTCGCGGTCAAGGCGCCCTGGGCGCAATCCCCTGGCGTCGAAGTCGCTGCCGTGCATCACGGTCGAGACCCTCAGCCTGGCGTCCTGCAGTGCGTACCAGCACTTGTCCCTGAGCACTTGGCACTTCTTGGCCTCGAGTTCGGCGTCCCTGGAGAGCTTGCAGGCCTGCTCGTAGCGAACCATGCAGCCCTCCATGTATGCAAGGCGCCGTGAATATTCATCCGCTGGCGTTCCATCACCGCCAGCGGGTGGCGGTGCAACGTGCTCCGCGTGTTCGTCTCCCGGGTCACACATTCGAGCCTCCTTGGGACAGGTGGGACAGTCCCTCGCCAACACTTTTCCCCTCTATAGGGAGGGTATATAGATATTCTTTAGAAATCACTGTCCCTACTGTCCCATTACGTGCTTCACCCAGTGATTTCAGGCGTTTACGGTGGGACACCATCACGCATCCCGCCAATCGCGGCGGTCCGCGCTGTCCCAATTCGGGCTGATCCGAAGCCCAACCACCCACCTGGTCGACCCGCTTTTGACCATCCTGGCCGCCTCCCGCTCCTCGAGGTCGTTCTTGAGGTTGGTCCAGCTCTTGGGGTGCCGGCCGCGGGCGTTGCAGAAGTCTTTGTAGTGGGTGTAGACGGCCGGGATGGTCTCACGGGCGTTCCAGTCGCGCTCCACGCCGTCGGCGAGCCATTCGCCCGTCAGGTCGACCTCCTCGAGGTACTTGTCGGTGTACTCGAGCACCAGCTGCGGCCTGGCGGCCATCAGATCGCCGTTAAACCGGTCCTGGAGCGCAACGAGCCCCGTCTGGGCCCAGCCGAGGATCTGGGCAGTCAAGCCCCGTATACGGCGTTTAAGCTCCCTGTCGACGTGCCCTGGCTTGGCGTCGAACCGGACCACCGCCAGCCGGCGCCGAAACGCCGCGTCGACCTTGGAGAGCTGCGGGGCGTGGTTGGACACGACCACGACCTTGTGGGTGGGCAGGAAGGCGAACGGCCGCCCGTAGGGGTGCCTGGCGTGGACCGTGTCCCCGCCCGTCAGGGACTTGGCCTGCGGGGCGTTCCAGTAGTCGCCCTCGGCCGTCTCGTTGATGACCGCCAGGCGCTTGCCCTTCAGGGTGGCCCGCCAGTAGCCAGCGTCGGCGCCGCCCTTGCCCATCAGGAGGTCGCAGGGCAGGACGCAGCCGTAGTCGCCCATGGCGGCCAGCAGCGCCTCCACGAACGTGCTCTTGCCGCTCCCTGCCGTTCCGTAAACGAACAGGAGGCAGTGCTGCTCCGAGCTGCCGTGCAGGACGCTGCCCGCCCACAGCTGCAACCAGCTGCGCACCTCGGGGCTCGGGACGGCGTTCTCGAGGAATGCGTCCCACTCGGTCGGCCCGGCTGGATCCGGGACGCCGCCGGCGGCCATCGACACCTTCCACGGCACCGTCGTATCGAGACCGCAGTGGCTGTCGAGGTCAATCACGCCGGCGGGCGTCCCGAGATGAGCGTCGTTCCCGTCGAACTCAAGGATCGACGCCCGGAGGGTGTCGTCGGTCTTGGCATGCTCGAGCGCCTCCCGCACGAACTTGCCCGGCAGCCGGTCAGGCTGCTCGTCCAGGGCCAGCTCGGTCGCCACCCGCAGCGCCAGCCCGCCGTCGGGCTTCCACTTGTGCAGCAGCGCGTCGTACTGCCACCAGGCATTGGCCTCGTCCACCCATAGCAGCTGGTTGTCCCGCAGCGCGCCAACCACCCGCGCGAACCGTTCGCGCATGGTCATGGCAATTTCTTTCCGAATGGAGGTAGCCGGAACTTTCGCTCAAGCTCTTGGAACACGAAACCGATGTCCTTGCCCTGCCTGGCTTTCTCCCGGATTTTCAGCAGGGCAACCAGCAGATCGATCATCTTCTTTTCCGTGCTAAATGATTCCTTGTGGTTTTCGAAGAACATAGCACCCTGCATAAAGCCCCGCGCGTAATGGATGTTCTGTTCGGTCGACCTCGGATCCCTGCGATCAGGACGGGTATCGCAAATGTGGTCGTTCAAAACGGAATCTCCTCTCCAGCGATCGCCGCCTCGACGCTGTCGATGAACAGCTCCTCGGAGTAACCGGGCTTCGGCTTGCTCTTGGCGCACATGAACACGTACTTCTCGCCGCTGATGAGGTGCCGGATCTTGTCGAGGTCGCGCTGCCACGCCTTCAAGCCCTGCCCGTCCTCGAGCACCACCCGGTGAGGCTTCGGCTCGTCGTTGACGTACACCGCGCTCACGACGCCCTCGACGCGCACCAGATCCTTCTTCGGCCTCGGATCCTTGCCCTGCAGGGCGCGCATCGTCTGCCGCTGGCGGATGCTCTCCAGGCGGTCGCTGAGCTCCTGCGCGCTGGGCTCGGGCCTGCGCTCGGGCTCGACGGCGGAAGCCCCGTCGTCGTCCTCGTCCGCGGCCACGGCCAGCATCGACTGCAAACCGTAACGACGCATGTACGTGATCGCCGAGCCCCGCTTCTGGTGATCCTCGGGAGCACGGGCCCGCTGGCTCTCCTCGATCATCTCGCCCGACGAATGGACGAGGATCGTGCGGATCACGACCTGGTCGCCCTCGCTTGCGATGGGCTGCAGGACGGCCAGCCCGTGCTTCGCCAGCGCCGGGCGCACCGCGTCCAGGATCGCCGACAGTGATGCGTACTTGTACGCGCGACCGCCGAACGCCGTGGAGCTTTTGTCGAACTTGGGCGCCTTCAGGTCGGCCTGGGCGGCCACCAGCGCCTTGCAGAGCTGCGCGGTCATCGGCGACCTCCCTTCCGCACCTCAAGCGCCGGCTGCTCGGCGAGCGCCTGCTCGGCGAGCCGCTCGAGCTGCGCCCGCACCTTGCGTCCCTCCCGCGCCGCCAGTTCCGCCACCCGCGCATAGAGCTGCTTGTCGATGCGCACCGGAATCGTCGTTCTCTTGATCCCCTCGGACCGGTAAATGACCTGTCGCATAAAGCCTTCCTTTCTTGGCTGCGAATGATGCTAACCGCTACCTTTGGCTATTGTCGGTTCTTTCTGCAGATTTCTTGAATCTCTGCAGGAATCGACGTAACCAGTTGGGCGTTGCCCGGTTGAGCGCTTCCCGGCGCCGCTGGCACCCTCCGCAGGGCCTGATCCCCACCGCCTTGGTCGATGCAGCAATTACTTCACCGATGCCCACCGGTTGCGTGGGTTGCGTGGGTTGGTTGTGCGTCCTCACGCGCATGGGCATGGCGTCCCGGTGATGGTCATCGGCGGGCTGCCTGCCAGGCCGTAGATGGTCGCGCCGAGCCCCGTGAACGGTGCGCAGTACCGTGCAGCGGTCACCGGGTTGCAGACGCCGGCGTCGTTGGTGCCGCAGTCGCAGTCCCCGCCCAGGAACGCGTCGGGCCCGAAGCTGGGGTTGGCCTTGATGTACTGGACGTCCAGGGCGACCAACGTCATGGTGCACGGGCTGTCGGGATCCCAGCAGTAATGCGCGTAGTAGCTCGTCGTCCAGGCGTAGGGCGCCGGGTACCCGTTGTTGTACGTGGCATCCCCGCAGTCACCGGACACGGTCTGCGGCGGGATGGTGCCGGTGTAGCCGATGGTCACCACGCTCGGGTCGCCGGCCACGCCGCAGCAATTGCAGAACAGGAGGCTCGGGCAGGCCGGTGCATCCCGGCGACCCACGGCGATGTCGCCCGTCGGCGTGTTCTGCGGGATCGGTCCCGTGCAGCCCAGGGCAAAGTAGACGGTGCGGGTGAAGGTGATGGTTCCCGGCGT